GACACTTACAATTAGCACCAGTTATTCACGTAGAAATTTACAAAACATATAACATAGATCCATCTTCAAAACAAGTGAATCAAGATGTTGTTTTAGACTTATGTAATCAACACCAAAGTAAAGTTACTGCTGAGGGTGATTACGCTTTTATTAATGCGGTGGTATCTTCTTATGGCGATTTTCTCTCTTCCAATCAATCCGAAGCTGAATGAGGAGTTTGTAGAGGGAACTTTTATACCCTTTCTCAAATCACACAAACATTTAATTTTCGATTTGTATTTTACTTGCCGTATGCCTCCTTTTTCACAGGATGCTATGGGTGATGTTTTTGTTTCCGAAAAAGAGACAACATATAATGCTGTTTATATTTCAAATCAAACAGAAATACCACTGTCAGCAACTTTCAATAACATATACGTTGCACCAAACCAACAAAATTTAAATTTATTCATAGAAAATTTTAAACCATTATATGATGCTGGTATAAGGACTGCTACTATACCACATACTTCTTGGATACTAACTGGTCAAATTCAAAAAGAGTTTCCAGATCTTTACATAAAGAATACAATTCTCAGAGAAGTAGCAAAAGCGAATGATATTGTATCTCTTGCTAGGGCTGGATTTCATTACATTAATCTGGATAGAGATTTAATGAGAGACAAAGATCAATTGCTTCGTCTAAAAGAAGCAAAAGAATTTTGTATTGTAAATGGAATGCCAGTAAAGTTCTCTATGCTTGCTAACGAAGGATGCTGGGGTGGTTGTCCAATAATGCCAGAGCATTACCATTATAACAGCACCAGAGAAAAAGATAATCCCCAATATTTTAATGATATTATTAGTAGAATTTCCTGCTCTAGTTGGGATGAAAAAGATTCAGCATCATCTCTAAAAGCAGCAAATCTTCCTCCATGGAAAAAAGACTGGGAAGAAATGTTTAATTTGGGGATTGACGTTTTCAAAATGCATGGTAGAGAATCTGGTATGCGTCTCAGAGAATCTATGGAGATCATAGAAAGATGGAATTTGGATGAGGAATTATTATTTCCTCAATTTAATGACTACATGACTGATATGGAAATGGGAACCAGACCTATTGATATATGGAGAGATAAAATTAAGAGTTGTAAGTTTGATTGCTGGAATTGTAACTATTGCGATTCTGTTGTTAAATCAACCATGAAGAAGCACAATCTCAAAGTAGATGAATATACAATGCGGGTTTTAGATTCTGTTGATAATGCTTCCCTACACACGTCATCATTCGTAGAAAGTGGTTATGATGTTGAGGGTCTAAGTTCTAATAAAATTAGACATCTATTAAACAACTTGTGTTCCTATGAAGACGTAAAGTACCTAGAGATTGGTGTTTATAATGGTAGTACTTTTTGTGCCGCTATTCAAAATAATGACCTAATCGCATATGCTTGTGATACATGGAAAGATAAAAATATAAAACCATTTAGAGATGAAATTGAATGGAATAATGTTGAGGGTTCTTTGGAAACATTTATTTCTAACGTTGAAAAATATGGAACTGATGATTCAGAAATCAATATTTTACAAGGTGATTGTAGAAGTATTCAACAAAAAAATGTACACCACAAAATCAATCTGATTTTTTATGATGGTAACCACGATTATGATGTTCAAAAAGAATCTCTAACAAATCTATTAAATTATGTTGACGATAAATTTATATTAGTTATTGATGATTGTAATTTTGATGGAGTTGTTGATTCGGTAGATCAATTCATAAATACAAATAAATTAACCACCATTTTCAAGAGATTAATTTTAACCACTGAGTTAGAAGATGAACAATCATGGTGGAATGGTATTTACTTGCTCGTCTTAGAAAAATAAAATGTCTCAAATTAACGTAGGTTTAGTAACTACCACATCTGGAGTAGTTTTACCATCATTTACAAATTCAACAAGACCAGCTACCCCAGCAACGGGACAGACGATTTATAACACAACAATTAAAACTGTGCAGATTTGGTCTGGATCATCCTGGGTAAATGTTAGTAGTGGTGTTTCTCAATTTATTGTGCAACTTTGGGGTGCTGGGGGAGGAGGAGGAACTTTGAGTGGATTGCCAACTGGCAACAATTTGATTTTACAAGTTGGCGAAGGTGGAATTGTGAATGGTAGTAGATTATCATATGGAGGCGGTGGACAGGCAAACAGAACTGGTGGTGACAACAGATATGGATCTAATGGTGGAGGATATACTGGATTGTTTTTAAATTCTGTAACTCAAGCAAATGCAATTCTAATAGCTGGTGGTGGAGGAGGAGGGGGGTCCTCTCGTGCTCAAGTTGGTAACGTTGGTGGCGCAGGGGGAGGAGAAACTGGTCAAGATGGCATGTCTCCATATGATACAAAAGTTATTTACAGAGGAAGGGGTGGTTCTGGATCTGCTGGAGGTGATCAAGCATCATCTGATTCCGATAACACTAATTTCCCCGCTGGAGCACTTGTAGGCGGAACTTGTAGAGTTAATGGTTATGGCGGTGCTGGTGGGGGAGGATACTGGGGAGGTTCTGCTGGTGGTTATTCTGAATCAAACACCATGGGAGGTGGTGGAGGAGGTTCTGGGTATGTAAATTTAACATATGCAAAAAACTGGCAAAATGAACGAGGAGAATATAGATCTCCAGCTGGAGCTGGACAATTAGGTTATCCTGGAAATGGTGTTGGTTTTGGTGGTACTCCTAGTAATGTAGGAGGTAATGGATTTGCCAGAATAACTAATATTGCAACTGGAGTAGTAACAACATATGCATATAGTGGTGCCGATGTTACTATTTCGATTACCGTATAATTTTATCAATTGAATTATAATAAATAATCATACACACCATTACCCGTGATAACTATGGATCCCGCAGCACTCAAGAAAAACTTTGAAGAGCAAATTGCTACAACTGATAAGCAAATTGCCGAACTAGAAGAAAACCTCTCTAAGGCAAAAGAGTATAAACTCAAACTACAAGGTGGTCTAGAAACTCTAACTCTTCTAGAAGAACCAGCAGCAGAAGACGCTCCTACTGAAGTAGTAGCAGAGTAATCTCAATTCCCGTCTTACTAAATAGGTAAGACGGGATTTTTTGTGTCTAATGGCAAAACCAAGTTCAAGGTCTGAACTCATCACATATTGTAAGAGGCAGCTTGGAGAGCCTGTTCTGCAAATCAATATTGATGACGAACAGGTAAATAACGTTATTGACGATACCATCCAGTTCTTCCAAGAGAACTGCTACAACGGGATGGAGCGTTGCTATTTGACGCATGAATTGACCGCTGCTGATAAGACAAGATTTGATACTACAGTTCAGAAGTCTGCTGGAACTACAACATGGAATGAAGCGACTAACTACATTCCAATCCCAGATCATGTAGTTGGTATTTCCAAGGTCTTTGGTATTGTTAGTAACTCAATCCGTTCTAACTTATGGGGTATTGAATATCAACTATATCTAAATGATCTCTACGCTTTTGGATCACTTGATATTCTAAACTACTTCATGACAAAACAATATCTAGAAACTCTTGATATGGTTCTCAACAACGGATCATTTCAGCAGTTCAGATATACCATGCGTCGTGATCGTTTGTATCTAGATGTAGATGCTGACTTCCTCGCAGAAGGTAAGTATATCCTCATCGAAGCTCATAGACTAATCGATCCCAACGATGCAACAGAAATGTATAATGACATGTTTGTGAAGAGATACGCTACTGCTCTTATGAAAAAGCAGTGGGGTCAAAACCTAATCAAATACAATAACGTTCAACTGCCTGGTGGTTTGACACTCAACGGCAGACAGTTATATGAGGATGCTATTGGCGAGATAGCAACGATCGAAAGCGAAGTCCTCAGTAAGTATGCAGTTCCACCACTTGATATGATCGGATAAAATGCCTACTAGTCCTTATTTTCCTACCTACTATCAAGGTCATCCTGGAGAGCAAAACTTAGCTCAGGATCTTGCTGACGAACAGATCAAGTTGTTCGGGACAGATATCTATTATCTCCCAAGAACTATTCTGAGAGATAATACTCTCGATGATATTATCTACTCAAAATACCAAGATCAGTTTCAAGTAGAGATGCTTCTGCAGAATGTTGAAGGTTTTGGCGAGCAATCAGAATTCATCAGTAAGTTTGGTATTCGCATTACTGATGAAGTAAAGTTTATCGTGTCTAGCAGAAGATGGGATCAAGTAGAGGCACAATATACTCCACAACTGACTGTGCCTGGAAGACCTAACGATGGAGACCTATTATACTTTCCGCTCACAACCGATCTATACGAGATTAAATTTGTTGATAGAGAAAGTCCTTTCTATCAGTTTGGCAAAATTCAATTTCTTATTATTACTGCTGAAATCTATGAAGTCGGTAATGATCTTATCGATACTGGAGTTCCAGCAATTGATGATATTGAAAAACTATTCAGTTCTGCTATTGCAATTCAATTTGGTCCTGGTGGAACTGATGACTTCGAAGAAGGTGAATTAGTTACTGGGGGAATTACTGGTGTAACTGCTACCGTTAAATCATGGAATCCACTTACTGGTACTCTACAGGTCATCAATAGAACTGGCACATTTGCTACTGGTGAAACAGTAACTGGTGATGATAGTGGTGCTGTATGGGTTGTTGGCACATTTGACACTCTAAATAATACGAACAGCGAATACGATCAGAACAGAGAGATCGAAAATACAGCTGATAATATTGTTGATTGGACAGAAAGAAATCCATTCGGTGAATTTGGAAATTATACAGGTAGCATCTGATGTTAGGATCACATTTTTATAACGAAATTACCCGCAAGA